TTGCATCTAGCATCAACGGAGGTGCTGCGGTAACTGATACCAGCGGGACTATTCCAATAGTTGATCGCATGAGAATAGGTGCTGGACAATCTGGAAACACTATGTGTGGATGTATCGTTTCTGCTCGCTACTTCAAGAAACGCCTAGCTGATGCGAAGCTCGCAACCATCACAACATAATGCTGGACTACCTCCTTAAATTTCCAAGCAAAGCAGTTGCCGAGCAGTTCGGCATCGCCAGCGGCTATGCAGTGGACAACGGCGGAGTTGTTGAGACAACCCTAGCGACTCACATGTATGCCCTGCATGAGATCGGTGAGCATAACGGGACTGACTACTGGTTCCTCTTCCGTGACCTTGTGGGCATCCCGATTCCCGAAGGTGCAGACCAGTTCATCTACTGGGCATCCGACTACACAGTAGATGACGCAGAAGGTAATCCTGCCCCCGTCCCAAGACCAATCTCAGAAGAAGTCCCAAACATTTTCTGGGCGTGATATAAAGCAATAAAGAATTGATTTCCCAATTTCAATTGACGAATAATATTTTGTAATTCATACATTAAATAATGTTATGGATTTTTACGATTTATTAGAAAAACATGCCAACTTTCTCACTGTTGTCATCGGAGCAATAGGTATGTTGATATTGACTTGGAAACAAGTGAAGAATTTTATAATTAAAAAATATAAAAATCATAAAGAATATATCGAATCTCGAAATTCCATTCCCGAATCTTTAAAAAATATTCAAGGAATGGTGTCAAATATTGATGTTCGTTTACAGAACGTTGAATATGAAATATCCCCGAATGGTGGGGGTTCCATGCGGGATTCTGTGAAAATAATCAAAGCTGAGATAGAGGCTATGTTTTGGCTCAATCCCAAACCATCGTTTAGAGTTACCTCCAAAGGTCTTAATATTATGGTGAATGAAGCATATTGCAATCTGTGTGCAACATCATCAGAAGAATTGCTTAGATTAAATTGGAAAAATTTCATGGAAGACGAACATCAACTTGATGATTACATGCGTAGATGGGAGGATTCAACCGATGTATTTTCACAGTTTTCTGGTAAATTAAAATTCAAAAACTCCAAAGGGGAATATATGGGCGAGTGGATTATAAAAGTCCGTCCTTTGGGGGCAATCGATTCGGGAAACGATTTCCTGTGGCATGGGACAATTTATCCTTTTGACCAGAAATCGAAAGAATATGCCAAGACTTATGGCATTCCTTTAAATTAAACTTCCGCTGGGGGTGCTTCAGGAACGTCCGCTGGTGGTGGCTCTTCACCTCCCAGATCAGCTTCTCCACCACCTATTGCTGCGGGTCCACCCGAAAAATCTGGGGGCATTCCACCACCACCGCTAGAGCCTCCCCCAAGACCTTCCATACCACCACCTTCTCCTCCACCTTCAGTTTGTTGGGCAAGCATCTCCTTCCAATTCGGACCATTTTGTTGAATTTGAGAAATTTCAAACATATGTTCCGCTTCCACTTTCTTGAAATGTAAATTGGCAAGGATATCGGAATCTCTCCAATCCAGATATTTCTTCATGGCATAAATCGTGGATACCATTTCATTACCCGTAATGTTATTGAAAGTCTCAATCTTGAGATTGAGCTTCTGACTCTCCCGCATGTCATAGAAATTGGTGGGAACATTGAATTCCACCCGAATATTATCATCGAACAAATCCCAATCATCGAACATGTCCTTGAACTTGAGGTGTGTGATAAACGCTCTCTTGATACCTTGAGCAAAGCGTTGTTGTTGACGAATGATCATCTTGGCAAACTTCAATTCTTCCCGAAGCATCTCCGTTCCATCATTATAACCCGTTTCATTATTCAAACGAGAAGTTGGGGTCTTGAGAGAACGATATAATTTCTTGATGAACCAATCAAGAGGTTCCATATTACCATCCGACATTTGACCCCCAAATGTTTCAACTGTAGTTGCTTCTTGTCCTTGTCTCTTGGCAAACCAGAACGAATCAAGAGTTGATTGAGGAGCGTATTTCTTAACAATGTCTCCCTGATCCATGTCAAAGGTCTTGGTTGACCAGTATTGGCTCGATAGCTTGCGTAGGTAGGCTTCTGCTTGAGGAACGGGCAATCTCCCCACATCCACGTTAAAGAGGAAGCGGAGGGGCGCATGAACCATTCTGTGGATCACCACGGAATCCTCGATCATGGAAAGCTGTCTGTAAGCCCTGCGGCAATTCTCAATGAAAGGGATAATAAAATCTTTGGTTTCATTGTATTGTCCGCTATTTACATAAAGAACTTGGTTCTGTTCAAAAGGAATGTATTCATAGCGTTCGACCTTTTTATTATCAACACTTGAAAAGATCGGCTTCTTGTAAATGAACGCTTTCACCAACATGGTTTGTATATTGTCATATACAGGATCAAATTGTTCGGCAGGGAGGTTTTTGATGGCAACCACCCCTTGTTTGATATAATCATCCTTTAGAATCAATTCAAAGAACAGTTCCCCTTCAACTAGAAATTGGCGGAAATAATTCCAACCATTGTCTTCCAGTTCCATCATGGCAACAAAACGGGAGAATTCCTTTTCAATTTCTTCTTTCTTTTCTGATTCTAGATCGGCGTTGCGGATTTGGAGAGTTACAATCTCCCCGTTCTCATCCACATTGATTGTCTCATCACAAATCTCATCCATGGCATCCGCCACTTCAGAGTAAGCGGCAATCATGCGATAGTCCCGCAAACGTCCGGGTTTTTCCTCCGAAGCTTGGGAATACATCAAATCCGTAAAGGACTTGTCTTGGTAAATCGCAGAGAACGCTGTGTTGTTCCAGTCGTTATTGAGAGCTACGGAATTACGGGCAATCGCTTCCGGTCTGCGTAAACCAATCTTTTGGAAATATTTATATTTTGTATTCTTCGCTTCGTCGGGAGTCTTCTCAATGAAATTCCCACGATTCTTCAAATAGGACTGCATGTTCCTATCAAATGTGGAACCTTTGCCGTCATTACTAACGTAGGATTTATTTGAAGATTGTGTAGAAGAACTATCGGAACCCGCCATACTTATTATTTAGGGGGAATCTTCAATTATTCAATAAATAACCTTTATTTAATAGGATGCTACCCATCCTGCGTCATTTGCCGTCACAAAAACATGATTACCCGACAAATTAGCAAAATAATTGGAACTTAGCGACACCGTGACAATATTATCATTCACCGTGGTAATTACATTCTCTGGTAATAGATAGGCGGAAATCGTGGGGAACTTGGCCGTATCAATCTCCGTATATACCAATTCGGGAATATTATAAGCACCAGACAAATACCAAGTGTTATTATATCCAAATCGTTTTCCATAAAATTGAAAGTTCCTATCGTTCAGTTCCGTGACCACCAGAGAATCCCCTTGGTGAATTCCGTTGATGAAATAATTGGTGAATTCGGGATATGCACTGATTGATATGCTATCTGTCACCACTCCTTCAGCACTGATCGCATCAAAGAGATTGTAATCACAAAAGCGATTGCTAACAGGGAGAGCATGGAAATCAGCATTCACCACATAGATCGGTGCTTGGGTCTGATTGTAATCTTTGAACAACCATCCCTTGACCGTGAAAGAGGTGGAAGCGGAAATTCTCCATTTCACATCGGGAGACAAGTCCTTGGGATTTTCATAAGAAATATCTCCCGACCATTGGATTTCCGAACGAATCTCATCAATGAACGGCATGTTGAATTTTTCAGGAATTTTCCAAGAAACCATGATATATGGATTGCAATTCACCACAAAATTCTGAATGATCTGATCCAAATCCTCTTTGAAATAGCAGATGATATTCACATCCAGAGTAAGATTTACGGGAATTGGTTGGGGAATTTTAGCCATCCGATTCGTGGAATCCAACTGTTTTCTGTAAATAAATTGGTCTTTATTATGGATACGAGACGGATCACGCGCCAATGAGGTCTGTTCAATCGTCACCACGGGTAGGGTGAGCGTCTTGGCTCTGTCACTCAGATCATTGATAACACGTTGTTTCGGTCCATTGACATAGCGAACCTCAATCTTCTCCTTTGCTACACGGGTGCGAGCATCATAACGATATACGAATGCATCGTCAAACGCTGCAACGAACATGTTGAGGAGTTGGGAATTTTCAAAGAAGTATGAATAATCGTTCATTTTTTACACGGTCTGATAATACTTAATATAATAACCTTTTCTCAACTTTTTTATGAAAAAATCATGTAAAAATCATTAAAATTGACTAAGTAATAGAGTATGGAACCGATAAAGAAAAAAATAGAACTGTATGTGACTTCCGAAATGAAGGAACAAATTCGTAAAATTGCTAAGAAATCTGGTCTAACTATGACCGAATATATCAAAAGAATACTGGAGGAGAAATTGAATGAGACTAACTGATAAATTTGAAAATAAGGCTGGTGTTTATATCATCCGTAATGAGGTGAATGGAAAGTATTATATTGGAGAAAGTATGGATATCTATAAAAGAATGCGACACCACAGGAATGATAAATCACAGATAATTCATAGAGCGTTTAAAAAATACGGTAAGGAAAATTTTGACGTTGAAGTATATTATTTACCAAATTTTAAAAAACAAGATTTAATTGATTTAGAAGAACAGCTTATTATAAAATATAATGCTATATATCCAACTGGATACAATATTTTATATAAAGGCGTTGATAGAACAGGGTTCGCACACACCGAAGAAGTGAAACAAATTATACGAGAAAAAGCATTGGGTAGAACACATACGAATGAAGCAAAAATAAAAATGTCTTTGTCTAGAAAGGGGAAGAAAGGAACGCCATGCACAGAAGAAAATAAGATAAAAATGTCGGAGGCGAGAAAAGGTAAAAAACTTTCAGAAGAACATCGTAGAAAAATATCTTTGGGTGGGATTGGTAAGAAAATGTCTCCAGAGGCAATTGCAAACAGAGTTCAATCTTTCGCCGGATTTAAACATTCTGATGAATGTAAACAGCGTATGTCAGAATTGAAAAAAGGAACTAAAATGTCTGATGAAGCTCGAAAAAATATGTCAATTGCTAGAAGTGGTGAAAAACATAATAATTACGGTAAGAAAGTTTCCGAAGAAGAGCGACAGAGATTAGCAGGACTTCGGAAAGGTTTATCACCAGCTATAAAAGGTAAACACCATTCTGAAGAAACAAAAAAGATTTTATCTGAAAAGGCTAAAAATAGAACTCCAGAACAAAAACAAAAAATTGCAGACGGTAGGAGGGGTATAAAACATAGTGAAGAGACAAAAGCCAAAATGTCTTTAATGAGAAAAGGTAAAAAGCGGGGAATGCCCGGAGTTAAAAATTTCCAAATCCCATTGGTCGTTCCTGATCTTTTAGAGGAGAATCAAATTCTTCAACATTAAATATATCACACAACGCTGTTTCTTCTTTAAATGAATGTTCAATTCCACATTGTTTCGCCAAACGGTTAGCATCATTAATTGATAATTTACCAAAATGGTGTGATAAGTGAAGACGACCTTTTCGTAAAAGAGCATTATCAATTGCTTTAATATCAGCATTCATGGTTGCTATAACCTTGAGTCGTAAAGAGTCGCGTAAAAATCCATCCGTCAAGTTCAGTAAATTTGTCGTTGCGGTGCTTCTATCACCACAAAGAATCTGCTCTGCGTCTTCCACGATTATTGTGTTACCTTGATTCTGTAACATGAATGACACAAAGCTTGGTTCTGCAATGATATTAACCATAGATGGGGGGACATAGATCACATCTTCGTCGCAATGAGTAATAAGATTTTTAATGTAATTTGTCTTACCGCAGCCGGGAGGTCCATAAAAAACCATCAGATTATTTGATTCTTCTTCAAAGAATTTCAAAATCTTATCATGTGGAAAATCGTCGCCGTAATATAGAGAATATTCCTCATCCTTGATCGGTATGTTCTTAAAGCTTGTTTTCTGCTTCGTCAACCCATGCTGCGTCTGGGCAATCATATAAAAGTTCTTTTCCGAAGCAGGGAGAAATAGAAATTCTCCATCCACAAATTCCTTCAAAAATTCCTCAATCCTCTTTTGATTCTTAACCAGAGGAGAAAAGCTGATGGTAATACCCCCACTATTTGATGCAAAAACCTCCCCCTCGTCATCCTCTTTCTCAATCTTATCTTCCGGCATACCAAACGTAGCCCGAACCATAAGCGTCAGATCATCACAGTAATAATATCCCGTATTGTATTCATTGATTTTGAATTGCTGCGTGACATCGAAGTTCCATTTTCTCAGGAAATCATGGATTCTATCAAGCTGTTGCTTGTCAAAGAGATAGTCATCTATTGCCAGAGACACATGGGAGATGTTCCCGTATTTCTGCTCAAATTCTTGGGGGTAATCGGAAGGGCTAAAGAATTTTCCCTGATGGGAAACCAAGAACACGTTCTCCAACGATTTGTCGATTATTGTTTTTAATTTACTCACTTTATTCTTTTTATTCTTTTTATTCTTTTTATATATTTCTGGATATCCCATTTCCACTTTTACACTTCCTTCTAAAAATTTTTCAAGCTGTGCTGG